GTTTCCCAGTCACGATCGATGGGTGATGTATAAAGCGCTGGAGTCGATGTGTTCGGGGCTCAAGAATACCTCGTTCGATATCCCGTTTCGCGCCTTGTCTTTGGTGGATATCCAGGGGAGTACATTGTTATTCACCCACGGAGACACTGAGATTAAGTTGGGTGATCCTGATACGCAAGCTCGCTCCAACCAACTACACCTAATGACCTTACGAGAGAGTGGGGAAATTGAGCGGCGTTTTGACGGCGCGTGTTTTGGTCACTACCACAAGCCCCGTTTTTCCTTTGGTCGCGTGCCTTGTTTGTTCAACGGGGCACTGGTACCACCGAACGGACACGCAAGGTCCGAGGGTTATTTGGGAGAACGTTGTGGTCAGTGGTACTTTGAATCGGAGCGAGGCGCGTTGTTTTCGTCGGTGGAATTCTTCGAGGTCGGCAAGGCTCAGGACTTGGATAGTTCGCTAGGTGACTTGATTCCTAGCGTGCGGTTCTAAATCGGCGGGATAATGATTACTACTTTTGGCTCGTTGTTCGTCAAAGGAAGTTCATCAAACGCACGCTTGAAAGTCCAAGGCATGGTTTTTACTGGTGCTTCTTGTTTTGACTTGCTCATACATTACCTCATCGTTTAGGTTTTAAGATGCGCAAATGATATCGTCCCTACAGATATGTACTTGACGGGTCGTATATAGACCTTAGCAGGATCTACCCATTGCGCAAACAGGGCTTGTAGTGTTGGTGCCTTTACTGGTGCTTCTTGTTTCGACTTACTCATTCATCCTCCTTGTAAATCAGCGTAATCATCTTCAAGTCGCGTTCGTTTCCAAGGTGCTCTTGTGGTTCTTCAAAGTCGATGATGATTTCTTTCACTGATTCATTGTCCTCTAACCCATGGCACAGGTAATGTTCTAGTGCGTCAATGATTTCTTTTTTATTAAACTGAAAAACTTTCCTGCTCATTTCTCACCTTCCTCTAGTCTCAATACATTAATCATAGACTCTATACCTAGCGCACCTTTTATTATGGCGTATGAGCCTTCACGTCTAACAATCACACCGTAATACTCATGTTGTTTTGTACAATGACGACTGTCACAATCATCCTTCCATTTGACATGGACGCCTGTGTAAAATTTCAAAGACATCATTTGAAGCAAATTACACTGCTCATGTTTTAATTCACTTTCTAGTTCTCCAATTCGTTTCTTGCAATTTTCGATGTCCCGGTCTAATTGTGGATCAATCATTTCTCACCTTCCTTTTTCTTATCATCAATGAACTCGTCTATCGTCCTATTTACAGGCTCATATTGCCACAAGCGCCAACAAGACAAGCAAAGTCTAGGTTCTAGGAGAGTCCCTGCGCCTGCACAATCTAATACCTCACAATGCCATTCAGTCACGGTTGTTTCATGTAATCAGGATAATCGTCATCTGCATGTATCATGTCATCGGTTCTGACTGCTGTCATATTCCATTTCATTTATCACCTTCCTTTTTCTCTGATGCTCCGGGGTTAATCGCGTATGTCTCTTCGCTGGATGCCACGTATTTAATAGGGCGCGGGACCATAACGCCGGGGGCTTCCCATCGTTCTATTAGTTCAAACGTGCAATCACGCATGTTGATGACTCGTGTTTCGCCTGGATTCCCGATAGCGCTCACGAGTTCCGGGCTTTTCTTTTTCTTTCGTTTGATACTCATGGGTTGCATTCCTTTCAATTGTTTATCGGAGCACCATACGCGCCGATGTTTCGTTTCTTATTGCGTTGTGGATCTTTCACAATCCTTTTGCCTACGCGTTCTTCCCGCATGCGTCGTTTGCCGTTTGCGTAGGCATCGACGTTTGCTATCTGGACATCGAACCCGCAACGGTAGCACCATAGGTCTTGGCCTTTTCGCAGGTACTCTTCGCGAGCCGCATCGGAAGTTCTGAATTCGGTTTCGTGGCCACAACTCAGATGCACTATGAATTTCATTTACCGCCTTCCTTTTCCTGAGTCACAAAATTGTTATCGTACGTGTCTTTCAAGTCATACAATCTGTGTACACGCCTTTCGTACTTATCTATAATATTCATCACGGACTCCGACAAAAACTTGAAAACACAATTAACCAGGTTATTCATATCTAAACAATAAATCATGTCTTGTATTATTACACTAACGTCTCTATGTTCTTTTATTACTTTAATGGGGTTGTCAAGTAACACCTTAAAATAATAGTTGCTATACACATATTTTTTATCATCAAAGAACTCTGGAATCAACCCGCACGAATCATCGACAAGTTTAGTATTCATTACTAATTCAAGTCGGACCTGTTTTATTTCCTCATACTCCATCAACTCATTTGTTCCGAATTCAAAATCAGCATAGAGTCGCCCTGATTCAAACAATTTGTGATAGGGTCTTGTAGTCTTGAATAATCTAGTAACCTCGACGTCACTCGATTGAAATGCACTCATTTCCCTTGCTCCTTTTTACACACCGCAAAGTACATCATCGCGTTCGTCACGAAATGATGCAGGTGTGGTTTGCCTGATTCGGAGTCGTTCTTCTCTCCGCGCCGATGTGCTGCCAAGTGTCTCATCATCGAATCAAACAACACATCCGCGTCAAGTCCGAGGTAGTTTTTCGCGGGGTATTTGGTCAAGCCCCACGTCATACAATCCGCGATGGCTTCCACGAACTCCCATTCCACGAGGCTATAACGCGGTTTGCCTTCGTTCTGTTTGGATGTAGGTGCTAATGTCGCCTGCCAACCCGACTCCTCTTTTTCTTTTGCTGCGATGAAATCGTCGATGCTTTCGATAGGAGATCCGATGAAATCTAAATTATGACGACCGCATAAAAATTCGCATTGCAATCTGTCACTGCCGCAAAAACTCAAAGCACATTTGTTGTTCATCACTTACCTCCATATTTTTCAAACAGTTCCATGAATATATCGCGCATCAAAAACGGTCGATGCGGTATGATAATCTTGACGTTCTCAAAAGGCTCTACATCTTGCGGCCATCCTGCATCCGCGTTGAATCGTTGCGCGGCGTCCGTCAATACTTGATTACGTTCGGTCACAAGTGCGCGGTTGTCAAGGACTTTGATTTCGCTGTTCAGCGCGGGGGGTAAGTGTGTTATGCCGAACCGCTCAAAAATGACACGGGTCAAGCGATCCTCCGTCCACTGGTATGGTGTCAAGTTGAGCCCGTGTTTGATGGGTCGGATGAGGTCTTGACAATAGGCTTCAGCCGCATCGTGGAGTAGTGCCGCGAGCTTCAATTCGTCCGGTGCGAAGTTCGCTACGAGAATGGAGTGTTGCGCTACTGAATAGAAGAATCGGGAGTGCCCTGCGAATCGGCACTGTTGTGAGAGACTATGTGCGATGTCCTCGATGTTAATATCTTCGGGGCGTGGGTCTGTTGGGTAGAACTTCACGCCGGTATACGTTGGAAACCAATTTGAATCAGTGCGTTTCATAGCTCGCCCTCTCCTGCGTTGGATTTGTTTTCGTCGTAGAGTTCATCTGGTTTGACACCGAACACAACGCGAGTCCGGTATGCTAACACCGCGCCTCCACCATTGGGTTTAGGTGCTTTACATAACGAACAACCCTGACAAAATAACTCACGACATTTCATAGTTCACCTGTCCTTTTGAAGAACGCATCATGCGCGTGAGTTGCTCTGTAATTGTAGTACGCTTGTCGGAAAAAATGCCTCTGTTTTGGTGTATCGAATTTGGCCATGTGGAGCATTTTATCCGTGCGTCTGTCGCGCTCGGCGTACAACTCATCTAGTGTTTTGCAGTCTTTATATTTCATGTTGTAAACTCCCTTAGATTTCTCCAAAAACACATATACGCATCGTGGCTAAGATAATTAATTGACGCTTGTCTGTGGCGACGTTTGCCCTCTCGCGTGGTACATCTCATACGAATCCATTTGCGCAAGCGACGTTTTTCTTCTGCCACTAGTTCTGATTCTGACTTGCATTTTTCGTATATCATGGTTTGCCTTTTGTTGCGCGGCGCACATCCTTCTTGGGGTTAGCGGCGGTCATGTTGCCTTGATAAACCGCACCTCCACCAGAGCAAGCCCAACCTTTACCCGATGGTAGTGGTACAAAGTCGTCATTGTTCACAACGCACCTCCGAAGAGTGATGGTTGGCGCGATGGCTCAGATGCGATGGTACAATTGGCTACGGCTTGTTTGTAGTAAGACTCTTTGAGTTCCGCGCCGACGAACTTTCGCCCTTCTTGCAGCGATACAAAACCTTCCGATCCGATGCCCGCGAATGGAGACAGCACAATGTCGCCTTTGTTTGTCCAAAGTTCAATGGCACGACGAATGACGCCCAATTGAAGCGGGCAGATGTGTTTCTCGTCCTTGTCTTCTCGCGCCGATTCTTTCTGTAATGTGTCGCCTGGATCGATATCCATCCAAACAGGGCTCGCGTATCGTTGCCAAAGTGATACAGGGAATGACTCGTTGGTCTTTGTCACGGGCTCGGGATTATCTCCGGGCTTACGCATAGTGACCAGATAATCAGGGATGCCTTGGCGCGACATGCAAGTATCCTTCTTGGTCTGCTTATGAAGTAACCCGAGCGCTTTGGTGCGTTGCATCGCGGTCACGGGATCTTTCCAGATGCAAACCTCGCTATGAAAGATCCATCCGCACTCTGCAAACTCGCGGATCAGTTGGCCTCTGAAATCCGTAATACCGATCACACCATCGCGCATCTTGGACGTAGGGAGATTCATGCAATGAAAACTGAGCAAGCGTCCTGGTTTCAGCACGCGCAATAACTCAGGGACAAGGTATCTAAATTGTGAGAAGAACTCATCGTGACTTGCACAATTCCCCATGTCGCGAGGAGACGCGGAATACGTATAGAGTGACGCGAATGGAGGGGAGAAAATGCTGTAGTGGATAGAATTGTCAGGCAATCCACGCAGCACATCCATACAATCTGCGTTGTAGATAGAGAATTTTTCAGTGACGTGTTGTTGTAAGACTTTCATATTTTACTCCTGTAACCATGATGGGATGATCATGTCGTGTGTTGGGTTGTAAGAATTCCACTCTCTGATTGTGTGTCCTTTGACTTCGCGCTGCAAGGAACTTCTGATACGCTCGGTCATGCCTTGCATCATGGATTCCGCCGCAGCTTCTTTGCGTCTGTAATTGGATATGATCGCGCCTTCTGTATCTGACCTGAGAATATAGACATCTACCTCGTGCCTTTGCCCAAATCGCCAACAGCGGCGGATCGCTTGATACACCATCTCATAACTATGGGATGCACCAAGAAAGATCATCTTGTGACAATGTTGCCAATTCATCCCAAACCCTGCAATGCTCGGCTTGGTAATCAAGACTCTCGCGACTCCGTTGGAAAAGTCGTTGAGTCCTTTACGCTTCTTCTCTGGATCATCTGCACCTTTGACCTGAATACTTCCGTCAATGGCCTTCTGCGCGGAGTCGCATTCGTCGTTGAGTTCTCCCCAAATGATAAACGCGTCCGACCCTTGGCACAATTCAACCGCGCGTTTGGTCCTCGCACCCATTGTGAATCGTCGTTCTTCTCGTTGTTCGCTGAGCGTGGTTACATCTTGCGCGAACAGGCTGCCTCTATTGAAGTGTCTCTCTTTCGGTGTGTTGATAATCACTTCGTACATGTTGAGTTTGGGCAGCACGAAAGATGAATCATCATGTCCCAGATCTGCTGGTGATTTGACGATTGCAGCCCACGAACAAACCCAATCCCAGAATGCCTCTAGCGCGTGTCCCTTGATGCGCCATTCCTGCGTCGTCTCCCCGTCGTGTACGAAATATTCTGCGAGCATTTCCGTGCGAGTCTTGACTCCCAGGAATTCTGAGTGATTGCCGAGTTCTGTGTAATCATTGGGCGCAGGGGTGGCTGTACATGCCAATCGGTATGGTGTGTCTTTGAACGTCTGAATTAGTTCGTCGCGCGTCTTGCCTGTGAAATTCTTGAGTATGGAAGATTCGTCCAGTACCACGCCTGCGAATCGCGATGCGTCGAAATGGTGCAGCATTTCATAGTTCGTCACTACGATAGGCTGTTGCCCGTCATCCTCTCGCATGTATTTAGAGTTGATGCCGAACTTAACACCCTCACCGAACGATCGTGACTGGGAAAC